CGCTGGAACCAGCCGAGACAACGACCGCACAGACGACCACGGCACGACCGCGCGGTAGCAAGAGCGATGGCGACACCACGAGCTGACAGTTCGCGTAAGACTCTGATCGTCTTTTTGGGGTCGGGGTCTCGTCTACGTCTGACCGATGAGGAAGCATGACTGAGTGGCACCCGATTGAGACGCTAATCGATATGGACCGCGAGGTCTTGATGTGGACCCCGCGCGAGCGGATCTACACCGTTGAGCAATTACAGACGTTCCCCGATCTCCCACACGGCGAACAACGTGTCTCGACGCGGAGGGACTGGACGTGGGCCACGCACTGGTTCGCGTTACCCGATCCACCCAAGGCCGCATGACTGAGTGGCAACCGGCGGCCTGTCTGGATTGCGGATTGGACTACGAACAGTTTCCGCTTGACGTGGTGTTGGCTGACGCGCAGTGGCGAGCCATCCACCCCGACGGTGGCGGCTTGCTGTGTGCGGCCTGCATTGCGAAACGCGCGGCGCGGCTGCCAGACACGATCATCGGGGCGGAGGCTGAGACCGATCGTCGTTCTAAAAAGGCAACGATGAGTTATGCGGTTCATCTTCTCGACAAGTGCGCCAATCAGCTCGCGGCCGTGCTCAACGACGACGATCAGGCGCGCAGGGACAGGCCGGGTGATGCGTCGTCCTCCAGTCCGCCGCGGGGAAGGCCCGAGTGATGAGCGAGAACGGTGTCTCGGCTGAGTATAACCAGTGAGCAAAGAATCCGACGCTCACGTTGATGCCTTTTACCAAGAGATGCGCGACGTGGGCGCTGAGTACGTCGGCATCTGTGACGGTTGCGCGCAATCCCGCGATGAGTGTCTGTGCGGCATCGACATCGACGAAGTCTTGGATTGTTCGAGTGTCTACCATCCGGGCTGTCGGAAATGCGAAGTGAAGCCGTGAGGTTCCCATGAACAGAGACGAACTCGCAGAGAGCGTGCGCGAGATGAAGCACTTGGCGGGCCTTATCGTGCAGCACCACTGGCGACTCTACGCGCGCGATGTGCCGCGCATTGAGGTGGACGCGATCTGCAACGCGCTGGGCGACATCAGCATCGACGAAGCCACAGCGGCGCTGGACCGGCACCAACGCGAAATTCATGGAGACACCGAGCGGTGCGGATGACCACGGCTGCTGTACGCGGTACCCGTGGCTAAAGGAGATGCCCATGTCTGACCATTCGCGTATCCTCTTGATCTTAAAAGACTTATGAGACTCGCCGCCGTGCTGCAGGAGCCAGAAGGGTGAGCCACGCGAAGTTCGCCTGCCCGCGTTGCAGTGATCGCGACTCCCGGGTCATCGAGTCCCGCTTCCGCAATGGCCGTCAACAACGCCGACGCCGCTGTGGGCAATGCGGCCAGCAGTATGTGACCTCAGAAGTGGTCGACTCGCCAACCCCACCGAATTCTTCTACATCTAGCGTGCCTTCGGGCAAACACCCCCAGCAGTAGGCGCATACTCATCGGCAACAACAATTGCTGATCAATGCCCTTTAAGCCCGGGCGCAGTGGCAACCCCGCCGGCCGACCGCGGAAGGGCGATAGCTTGGCCGAAGTCATCCGCCACCGCTGGAACACCCCGCTACGCCATAAAGCCGTGGACGCGCTCGCCACCAAGGCCACCGGCGGCGATGTGCAAGCCTTCGAAGCCTTGGCGAAGCGGGGGTGGCCCGATGAAGCCCGCGGCGAACTCTCCTTGGATGTCGGCGGCAGCGCCCTGCCGATGAAAGTGATCTTTGAGCTCCGGCCCGCCAGCACCTGAAGTTCGCATGGTGTTTGCCGGCGCCATGAGCACCTTCATGCAGGATACGACCCGCCTGATTGACCTCGAAGGCGCCTTTCGATCGGGGAAGACGACCGCCGCCTTGTGGAAGGTCTACAAGTCCTGCATCGACAACCCCGGGATTCAGTGGCTGGTGTGCCGGTATGGGGACGGGGACACGCAAAGCAAGCTGAAACCGCCCTGGCGACAGGTGCTCTACACCGCCGGCGTCACGCCGAAGTGGGATCCGGCCGAGATGTGCGACGTGCTGCCCAACGGGAGCGTCGTCTACCTCTTCGGCTTGAAAGCCCAGGATCAGGTGAGCCGCTATGCGAAGTTGCGCGGCATGACCTTGGCCGGGATCTACGTCGATCAGGCGGAAGAGTTGCCCCATGATGTGTTCCTCGAGCTGATTGGCCGACTCTCGCAGGGCGGGCACCCGCATCAGATGCTGATGACGCCCAATCCGCCGGATGAGAATCACTGGCTGGCCAGCGAGTTTCCCGCGGAGAACAACCTGCGGGGCCGGACATACTACTCGGTCCCGATCTACGCCAACGCGCACAACCTGCCCCAGGAAGCCATCGACGGCCTCGAACAAGCCTATCCGGCGGCGCACCCGAAGCATCGCTCGGCGGTCCTCGGCAAGCGGGGCCTGAACGTCATCGGCAAGCCGGTCTATGGTGGTGACCCGGAACGCGGCTTGGCGCCGATGTTCAACCGCCTGATCCACGAGCGACCGGTGGCCATGAACCCGCAATTGCCGCTCTGTGAAGCGATCGACTTCGGGAAGCACCATCCCTGCGTGGTCTGGGCGCAGTTCACCCCGTATGGCGGGATTCACTTCCTCGGCGGCGTGCTCGGCCAGAACCTGTTCCTGAAAGACTTCGTGCCGATCCTGCTCCAGTATCGGGCGCAGTGGTTCCCCAACCATCTCGAGGTGCAGACCTGTTGCGACCCGGCCGGGAGCCACGACAACAGCCAAGGGATCGACCAGAACGGCGTGACGGTCCTCAACAGTTACGGCCTGTATCCGCGCCATGTCGACAACGCCAATGCCCCGCAGATCCGGGCGGCGATGGTCGAACGGCTCGCCGGCTACATGCGCCACCGGACGGCCCAGGGGGAAGCCTTCGCGATCAACGAAAAGAACTGGCTCCTAGTCAGCGCCGATACCGTGCGGCCGTGGAAGTTCCTGACCGACGGCTTCGAAGCGGGCTACGTCTGGGATGAGCATTTCGTGTCAGTCGGGAGCAAGCAGATCCGCAGGCCGAAGAAAGACGGCTGGTATGAGCACGGCCAGAACTGTGCGGAATACCTCGAGCTGAGCTTCGGCGGGGCGCAGCAGAGCGTGCAACAGATCGAACGGCACGCCGAACGGGTCAGTCAGCAGGCCGTCAGGCGGGCGCAGCGGGACAGTGACCCCTACGATCGGCGGGGCGGGACGATTCGCACCGGGCGGGCGGGCTATTGAGCTACAGGCGGATTCCTCTCGGTCACAGAAACGGAGCAGCTTTTGTCCAACCAACTTTACAACGGCGGGCGGGGCGGGCGGACGATGAACAGCCCCACGGTGAAGAGCGCGGCAAAGGTGACCGGGGCGCACAAAGGGAACCCGGGCGGGAAAGCGGCGGCGGCGCCGGTCAAGGGGAGCCACAAAAAGTGACGCAGGTCTCAGGGACGAATCCGAGCCTGTACACCAACACGCGCAAACCCAAGTCCCCGAAAAAGCCCAAACGATGAGCAAGCCGGCCCGCGATCCCTTTGAACTCAATCTGAACAAGGAACAGCGGGAGAAGCTCGCCCTGTGGCTGTCGGTCGAACTCGATAACGCCCTGAACGCGAAGTCCCACCAGGACAGCGAAGTCGACTACTGGCACATGCTCTACGAACAGGCGCGCACCAGAACGGCCCGCAACCTCCCGTGGCCCGATGCCGCCGACCTGACGAGCTATCTCGCCTGTGAAAAGGTCGATGCGCTCCACGCGCGGGCGATGCGGACGGTGTGGACGGAGCCGGTGTGTACGGTGGAAGGCTGGGGCGTCAGTGCCGATCGGGCGCCGTTTGTCGAAGAGTTTCACCAGTGGAAAGCGGAAGAAGAGCGGCTACAAAGCGTCCTCGACAAGCTCCTCCTCATCAGCCTGATCGAGCCGCGCGGCCTGCTCGAGGTGTCCGAAGGCTCGGAGTGGCGTACCGTGCGGAAGCGCATCATTGCCCAGGTCGAACACGACCCGCTGACGATGGGCCAGATCTACGGCGACGATGGCGAGCCGGTGTTTTCCAAGGATCCGCAAGGCCAGCACATCGAGAATCCGCCGCCTGGGGTGCCGAGCGCGGAAGTGCTCATCGATGCGACCGAGAATCAGCGCGTGGGCCCCAGTTACCGGGTGATCCCCTACCGGGACTCAGTCATCTTGCCGGCCCACGCGCGCGAGAAAGCCGAAATCTGGGCGTATGGGAAACGCCTGTGGAAGCGGCATACCGAGATCATGGCCAGCGCGACAGGGCCACGCGCGATCTACGACAAAGACAGTGTCGACCAGCTGACGCGGACAGGCGATCGGGAGCCGGATTCGGCCTTGGAACGGTCGAAAACGGCTGTGGCGCCGCAGGATGAGACGACGGCGCAAAAGGAACTGTGGGAAGTCCTGATTCTGCTCGATTTGAAGGCGTTCTATGAGACCTGGTCGATCAAGCCGCCCCGCGGCCTTACCGACGGCGCGCGCTGGTACGTCGCGACGGTGCACAAAGACCAGCATCTGTTACTGCGATTCCAATACGACGACCTCGAACGCGGGCGGTATGTTCCTGTCATTCTCTTTCCTCGCCCGGACCGTGCGACGGAAGGCTTTAGTTTTGTCGGCCACAAGCTGCTCACCGTCATAGAAGAACACACCGCCTACCGCAACATGGCGGCCGACCGCTCGAGCATGGCCAACGCCGCGCCCGTCATGCGGATGCAAGGCGCCCTCTGGGATCCGGTCGAACAACCCTGGGGCCCCAAAGCCGTCATCGACGTTCGCGATCCGCGCGAATTGACGCAAGTGCAAGTCGCCGATGTCCCCGCCTCGGTGTTCACGCACATGCAGATGACCGAGCGCACCGCCGAACGGCTCGCCGGCATCAATGACGTCGCCTCCGGCCAAGTCTCAGCCACCGATCGCACGCTCGGCGAAGTGCAGATGGCGACCGAGCAGTCCTTCGTCCGCATGGACCTCATCATCAAGCGCTTTCAGGAGTGCCTCGAGGACCTCTACCAGATCCGCCACGCGATTCATAAGCGGGTACTGGCCGAACAGCCCAACGGGGTCGATGCGCCGCAGTCGCTGATTGTCGGCCTTGAGGGCCGGGGCGTCTCGATCGACGGGTTCCAGGACGGCAAGGTCACCGCGCAGCTGCTCGAGGGCGCCTTCCGCTTCAAACCACACGGGTCGGTGGAAACCGCCGACGTGAGTAAACAGCGCGGCGACTTCGTGTCCGCGATGCAGTTTCTCCCGATGCTGCTCCAAGCCTTCCCGATGCTGGCGATGCAGTTTCGCAGCGTCGAAGCGGGGCGGGCGATGGGCCGGGAATTCATTCGGCTCTTCCGCATCCCGAATCCGCAAGCGTTCCTCGGGTCGCCGGCGCAGGATCTCCAGCAACCGGGCATGCTGCCGCCGGGACTCCCGCCCGAGCTCATGGCGATGCTCAATCCAGGGGGGATGCCACCGGGGATGCCGCCGGGACCGCCCGGGATGGCGCCTGCTGGCCCTCCAGGGCTGCCGCCGATGGGTGGGGCACCCGGC